TTGGCGAGGCAAATATTGGTATGGATGCTGCTGCTGCTGATGCTGCTGAAGCTGAAGCTGCTGATGCAGGATTTGCAACAGACGCAGCAGGCGGATACTTTGGAAACAAAGGTGGTCTGGTAAAAAAACCTAAACCTAAATCAAAAGCAAAACCAAAAGTAAAACGTAAACCGAAACGCAAGGGATTAGCGACTAAGAAATAATCCCATTTACTGGCTACTCATCCCCCATATATGTATGGCTACGGTGGCCCCAGAAGGAGTATAAATTATGCCTGAATTATTAAAAGTAGAAGAACCAATTAAAAAAGCATTTGTTTCAAAACCAACACCAAACTCAGAACGTATCGAGCAGGAAGAAAAAGAACTTGAAGAGTTAATAAGTAAAGAAGAAGAATCTGAGAGTGAAGAAGGACAAGAAGCTGGTACACCTGAAGAAAAAACATTTAAGAAACGATACGGTGATTTACGAAGGCATTCACAAAAACAGCGTGAGGATTACGAAAATCAACTAGCTGCACTTAAAACACAACTAGCAGCAGCTACGAATAAACAAATTAAATTACCAAAGTCGGAAGAAGAGTTAAGTGAATGGGCGCAGCAGTATCCAGATGTTGCAGCGATTGTTGAGACTATTGCACTTAAAAAGTCAAAAGAGCAATCACAAGATTTGGAAGAGCGTGTGCAGAAGATAAATGAATTGCAGGAAAGTGCAAATCGTGATAAGGCTGAAGCACAGCTTATGAACTTGCATCCTGACTTTGACGAGATACGTGGGTCAGAAGATTTCCACGAGTGGGCAGAAACACAACCTAAATGGATACAAGATGCCCTATATGAAAACGATAACGATGCCTATTCTGCAGCCCGTGCTATAGATTTGTACAAAGCAGATAATGGTCTAACAGGTAAGGCAAAACCAAAAAAATCTAATGATGAAGCGGCAGAATCAGTTAATACTCGTGCTTCCCGTAGTAAGCCGCAATCAGAGAATACATCAGGAATGTTTAAAGAGTCTGATGTAGATGGAATGTCTCCACAAGAATACGAAGATAAATCGGAGGAGATCATGGAAGCAATCAAGAATGGTAAGTTTATTTACGATTTATCGGGTTCAGCACGTTAAATGCTTGACTTTTGTAAATAAATTTATATAACTATAGAAACTACTATGACCCCCATTATTTGGGCAACTCATAACACTATTTAGCAACTACAGTATTCTTACTGATTTACCTAATTAATTATAGGCCCACTGTATATAAGTATTGCAAGACTTATAAACATTGCACCCTAGAACAATTAGCCGCATTGAGAACGTGTAAGTTCGCGTCTGTTTTACGTGAAAGGATAAAACTATGGCTTTTCAACGTGCAGCGGGGTACAATAACCTACCTAACGGTAACTTCAGCCCCGTAATTTATTCCAAACAGACACAGCTTGCTTTCCGCAAGAGTTCTGTTGTGGAAGATATCACCAATAATGATTATTTTGGTGAGATCGCCAATTTTGGTGATACTGTTCGTATCATCAAGGAACCTGAGATCACAGTTAAAGAGTATGCTCGTGGTGCTCAGATTTCGCCTCAAGACCTTGACGACGAAGATTTTCAGCTTGTCGTAGACAAGTCGAACTACTTTGCCTTTAAGGTAGACGATATTGAAGAAGCACATTCGCATGTGAATTTTCAGTCGATGGCATCTGATCGTGCTGGCTACCGCCTCAAAGATCAGTATGACATGGAAGTTCTTGGCTACCTTGCTGGGTTTGCTCAAGGATCTCTTGGCTCTGTTGCTAGTACCGCTAATACAACGGTTTCCGGCACCAAAGCTGTTTCGACTGCTGGTTCAGATGAGTTGCTTTCTTCGATGCAGCTTAAGAAGGGTGACTTCGGTAGTATTACGACTTCATCGGCAGGTACGCATTCAATTCCGATTGCTGCTCGTCTGCCCGGAGCTAGTGCTCTCCCGACTGCGACTGCATCTCCCAACATGGTTGTTGCGAGAATGGGCCGTCTTTTGGACACACAGTTTGTGGACAAGGATGGTCGTTGGCTAGTTGTATCTCCTCACTTCATGGAAGTTCTTATGGACGAAGATTCACGTCTTCTCAATAGTGACTATGGTGAAGCGGGTGCGATTCGCAACGGCTTGGCTCTTAACAATCTCTACGGCTTTAAGGTTTATGTTTCTAACAACCTTCCCTCTGTTGGTACTGGCCCCGGTACTTCAGGTAGTGCAAACCAGAACTCTAACTTTGGTTTGGTTGTTGGTGGACATAGCTCTGCTGTAGCTACGGCGAGTCAGATTACGAAGACGGAAACGTATCGTGATCCTGACAGTTTCGCTGATATTGTTCGTGGTATGCATCTCTATGGTCGCAAAATTCTGCGCCCAGAAGCGATTGCCACTGCAAAATACAACATAGCATAGGAGGGGTAGGACAATGGCAACTTTTGACATGACGGCCAAAGCTACTACTGGCGTAAGTGCTAGCTCTAGTGCTATTAACCAAGCTAGTAGGGCTGGACAGAACATGCGGATGATTGAAGCTGTTCTTGATATGGATGCTCTTACGGCTGATAGTTATAGTTGTACGGATGGCGACATCTTTCAGCTTCTAGAAGTTCCTGCAAATACATTTATTCTATTTGCTGGTGCGGAAGTTCTGAAAGCTTTTGATGGCTCTTCGCCTACAGTTGATATTGACTTTGCGGCTGGTGATGACATCATTGATGGCGGTGACGTTTCTTCAACGGGTATTCTCGCTGAAGGAACTAACGGTCAGTCCAATGACGTTATTACTGGTGCAGATTCGCTATTTGAATGTTTCGTAACTAGTGCAGACACAATTGACGTTAAGTTAATTGCTGGCTCTGCTGATGTTACGGCAGGAAGATTGCGAGTTTACGCTTGTGCTATCGACTGTAATGGTTGGGCCGAAGATACTGCCGAAGTTGATCGTGATCAGCTTGCGTAGTTAAGGTTCTGTGAGAGGGGCACTAAAAGTCCCTCTCACTACTCCTATATAGAAAAGAGAGTAAATGGCAAATACATTTCTAACATACACAAATGAGGTTCTTGCTAAATTAAATGAAGTACAACTTACTTCTACAGATTTTACGGATGCTCGTGGTATTCAAATACAAGCAAAGGCAGCGGTTAATCAAGCTATTCGCTACATAAATCAGCGAGAGTTTAATTGGCCGTTTAATGCGACAGAAGCAAGTAAAACTCTTACTGCAGGTGTTGTGAAATACGCTCTTCCTTCTAACACAAAACATATTGACTATTCTACATTTAGGATAAGAAAAAGTGAGACATTTGGTAATGAAGCTAGGCATCTTGCTTTTCTAGATTATAAAGAATACCTACATTACTTTGTGCGTCAAGAAGACCAAACTGTTACAACAGCGTTAAACGGCTCTATTGATGATGACGATACAACGGTTACTGTTGACAGTACATCTTCCTTTGACTCAACTGGAACAATTATCATTGAATCTGAGACAATGACTTATACAGGTACTACCTCAACTACGTTTACTGGAGTGACAAGAGCAGCAGAAAGTACAACTGCAGCTAGTCATTCTGATGATGTAACTGTAGCTCAGATTGATTCAGGTGGAATACCTACCCACGTATTTCGACATACGGATAATACATACGGATTGTGGCCGTTCCCTGACAAAGCTTATACTTTAACTTTTGATTACTTTACATTCCCCAGTTCTGATCTAACTGCTCATGGGGATACAACAACTATCCCAGATCGTTTTGGTCATATAATTGTAGATGGTGCTGTGGCATACGTCTATTTATACCGTAGCGAAGTTCCGCTATACGATAAAACTTTTGGACTTTTTAGCGACGGTATTAAAAATATGCAGACACTTCTAGTTAATCGCTATGACTACATTAGGTCTACATTCATCCCCAGAGCAGGTAGTACTGCTTATTTAACTTCAGCATTCTATTAATATAAGAAAGGAATAAAAAAATGGCTACTAGTTCAACACTCACGCAGGGAGTATCCCGTGTCCCTGAAGATGTTTTTATTGAAGA